AAATAAGAAAAAAACAATATGCGCCAAGGGCCACAAATATTCATTAGAGAATACAAGGGTTAGTAAAAAAGGGTATCGTGTGTGTAAGGAGTGTGACAAGTTACGCGCTAGGAAGTATAGAAAAAAATCAAAGGGGACCAATGGCAGTAATTAACACAGGATATGAACCGAGGCCATTTCAAGCCTACCTTCATGCGAAGCTTAAGCGTTTTTCTGTTGTGGTTGCCCATCGTCGGTTTGGGAAATCCATTTTTTCTATTAATGAGATAATAGATAAAGCACTTCGTAATAATTTAAAGAATCCAAAGTACGCATACATTGCGCCAACATACGCTCAAGCTAAGAAAGTTTTGTGGGATGCAGCAAAAGACTATACCAAAAATTTTCCAGGCGTATTAAGCCATGAGCAGGAGATGAAAATAACTATCCCGCGTCCTCAATATGATGACAAGATAACGATTGCGTTATTCGGAGGGGACTCTCCAGACAGCCTTCGGGGAATTTATTTGGACGGGGCCGTGGTGGATGAGGTATCACAAATTGATCCGAGGGTATGGACTGAGGTTTTACGTCCGGCTTTATCTGATAGGTTAGGTTGGTGTTTATTCATTGGTACTCCGCAGTCGAAGAATTATTTTTATAAGTTATATGAGCACGCGAAAAAAGAAGAAAATAAAGATTGGTTTGCAGGAATCTATAAAGCCTCTCAAACGGGTATTATCCCTCAAGAGGAGTTAGATGATATGCGCGCTATTATGGATGAGTCAGAATATGAGCAGGAATTGGAGTGTAGTTTTTCATCCGGTATGCGCGGGGCTTATTGGGCAAAAGACATTGAGGCGTTAGAGAAAAACGATCACGTAGGTTTAGTTCCCCATGACCCGGCATTGTTAGTAGATACTGCTTGGGATTTAGGGGTCTCAGACATGACAACAATTTGGTTTGTGCAGCAATATCGCCAAGAAATCAGAATAATAGATTACTATGAAGCAAATGGTATGGGGTTAGATCATTACGTTAGGGTTTTAAAAGAGGGGCACAGAAGTAAGTACTCTTATAGGGAACATAATTTCCCCCATGACGGATCGGCTAGGGATTTATCCAGTGGAAAGACTAGGGAGCAGGTGATGCGGGATCTTGGAATGCGGGTTTACGTTAGGCCAAGGTATGATGTAGCCGATTCAATCAATGCTGTAAGGATGATGCTTCCAAAGTGTTATTTTGACGAGTCTTTATGTAATGTTGGATTAAACGGGCTTAAGAACTATCAAAGGATTTGGGATGCGAAGATGCAGGTATATCAACCAAAACCACGCCATGATGCAGCCTCTCACCCTGCGGATGCTTTCAGGTTACTTGCAATGTGTCTAAAACCGGGCGAAGATAGAATTGATCGTAGAAAAATGAAGAGATATGCAGAAAACGACTGGGATATTTTTGGGGGTAAAAGATGAGTGATGTAGTAGACGCTGTAAAGGATACTTACGATGGGATAGAGGATTCTTTTAAAGAAGGGGTTGATGTTATAGAAGAGGTTGGGGCTGATTTTTTAAATGAGACTTTATTTGGCGACATCAGTATCATTGGTTCTCCTTTGAATCTTGTAGATTCAGTGATGGGTACTGATTATCAGAAAGGTGCTGAGATTACGTTAAACCCGCATAAAAGGCGTGAGCATGAAAGAGAGATTGCCGATCAAGAGGCGGTGATTGCGGGCCGAAAAGAGGCGAGCGGGCGTGATAAAGCATATAGAGATGCGTTAGAGGGAAAAGATATTGATTCCATAACACGCTCTGAGATATTAAAGCTACATTCAAGTGGCGGGTCTTTTTCTGAGTTATCTACTCTTATCGCTAGTGCGAGAGAGGGAAAGGGTATTTTTGGAATAAGAAAGATTAGTGAAGAAAAAAAGAAGATAAAAGCTGATCGTCCTGGGCGCTCGCAATTACTTGGCCGCGGGTCAGTTTTATAGGGATTAAAAATGAATGATGATGCAAAATCGATAATAGCTAAATTTGAAAAGATGAAGGGTAAGCGCCAGCTTTGGGATAATTTAAACCAAGATATCGCAACATACGTTTCTCCTATGAGAGATAACATTTTAATTTGGGAATCCCCCGGCACCAAGATGCATAATGATCTATTAGATTCAACGGCTGTTAACTCCGCTGAATTGTTAGCAGCCACTTTGCATTCAATGCTTACAAACCCGGTTGGTTACTTCTTTAATTTAACCAGTGGTAATTTAGAGTTAGATTCCCAAGACGGCGTAAGAAAATATTTTCAAGAAGTTATTAGAACGATACACGACACATTAGCTAATACGAATTTTCAGACTGAAGTGCATGAATACTTTTTAGATTTAGTTACATTCGGTATTGGTAATGTATTAGCTGAAGCGGATGATGAAACATTAATTAGGTTTTCATCACGCGGAGTAAAAGAAGTATTTTTAGATCAAAATAGGTTCGGTGTAATCGATCAATCCATGCGTTTAATGATGTATTCTCCTAAGGATTTAGTGGAAGACTTTGGTTTAGATGAGCTACCTATGGACATTCAAAAAGAATATAAAGAGGGTGTGGAAAGAGAGTATGAAGTAATTCATGCGGTGTATCCGAAAGCGCATAAAGAAAAATTTAATTTTGCGTTTAAATCAAAGTATGTATTAGTAGCTAAGAAAAAAATAATGCGTGAAGGTGGGTTTAGACAAAACCCTTTAATTTCTGCGCGGTTTAGCAAAAAATCAGGTGAAATATATGGTCGTGGTCCGGGTGAGAAAGGTCTACCTGAAGCAAGGCTTGTAAACTTAATGCAAGAGACAACTATTCGTAGTGCGCAAAAAGTAATTGATCCTCCTATGCAGGCTCCTGATGATGGTTTTGTGTTCCCGTTAATTACAAAACCTGGGGGAATAAATTTTTATAGAGCTGGGTCTCAAGATAGAATTGAGCCTATATTTAATCAGCAAAGAATTGATTACGGTATGCAGTTAACTGAACTTGCTCAGGGTAAGATTAGGGAAGCATTTTATATTGATCAGTTGAAACTTCGTGAGGGTCCTCAGATGACTGCGACTGAAGTTATGGAGAGAACGGAGCAGGCGATGCGTTTTCTAGGGCCGATGTTAGCTCGTCAAGAAGTAGAGTTTCTGCAACCATTGGTTACTAGAATTTATGATATTTTAGAGAAGAAAGAAAAGATCCCTAAACTTCCAGAGGAGATCAAGGCTTACATTGAAAAGACGGGCCAGCCTATTAAGGTTAAGTTTTCATCCGTTATGGCAATGTCTCAACGCCAAAGTGAAGTTCAAAACATTCAAAGAACCATGCAGACTGCATCTACGTTTATAAGTGCGGATCCTTCGGCTTTAGATAATTTTGATAATGACGCAGCGGTAAGATATATTGGTAAGCTATTTAATTTCCCACAAGAATTAATTCGTGACAAGGAAGCGGTTCAGGGGATAAGAAAACAAAGAGCGCAAGCTGAACAAGCGGCTCAGCAGGCTGAACAGCAGGCTATGCAGGCGGATTCAGCATCAAAACTAGTAAAAGCGGTTAAATAATAAATAGGAGTCGGGAAGATGGTATCAAAACAAGTAAGCCCCCAAATAGAGGCGGCTAAGCGCTATACAGCGAAGGTTTCAGACTACACTAAGGTATTTAGTAGTATTCAGGGTCAGAAGGTCTTAGATGACATGTTCAGGGCTCATGGAATGCTATCATCTACGTTTCGTGGGAATGCTGACGAGGGTATTTACATGGAAGGTCAAAGGGCCGTGGTTTTACGTATATTACAGATATTAAATAATAAGCCTGAGAAGCTTCGGGCTATGATTAAATCCATAGATAGTGAGGGATAGATGTTTATAAAAAAAGGGGATAATTTACATGAAAAAATGGGAAATGAAGGGGAGTCTTCAGGAGGCGCAGCTTCAAAAGATGCTGGCGAGAGCGGCGGGGCATTATTTGACGACGCAGGAGATAATGGGGGAGGCGCTGGTACAGGCGAAGAAAAACCCTCAGGAGATGGTGGTAGTGGTGAAGGCGGGGGAAGTAAAATTTCAATTCCTGAAAATTGGAAAGACTCTCTGCCCGATGAGTTAAAGACAGCGACATTTTTAAAAGACATTTCTACTGTGGAGAACTTGGCAAAATCATATGCTAATGCTCAGAAAATGATTGGTGCGGAGAAGATTCCGGTGCCTGGCAAGCATTCCAGTGAAGAGGATTGGGCTGGGGTTTATAAAAAACTAGGTCTTGTGGATAAAGTTGAGGATTACGCTTTAGATATCAACAAGGATATTAAGATTGCGGACGCTTTCATGGACGGTCTAAAGCCTATTTTACATAAGAACGGGATTTTACCTCATCAGGCTAAGGAATTAGTAGAATGGTTTGCAAAAACAGACAGTGATGTACATTCCGCTCAAATGGAGGCGATGAAAGAGAAGCAAATGGCTGATCTTATGGGTCTTAAAAAAGAGTGGGGTGATTCATACGGTGAGGAAGTTGCGAAGGCAAAAGCTGCACTAAATGAATTTGCAACGGATGAGGAAAGAGAGACAATTAGAAATTCAGGTCTAGGCTCTAATGTAAACTTAATTAGGTTGCTGGCAAAAGCTGGGAACACGTTAAGTGAAGATAAGATTTTAGAGGGTGGAGGATCAGCACATGGTATGCCAACCCCAGCGCAAGCAAGACTTGAGACCAAGGATATTATGTCAGATAAAGAGCATCCTTATTGGAATCCTGAAAAAGCTGGGCATCAAGAAGCAAAAAGAAAAATGGAGCAGTTATTTAAGATATCTGCAAGCGGAAAAGCTTGATTTATTGAAAATTTATACCGAAGATAGGTTTAGTAGTCAAAATACACCTTATCTTCGGATAGCCAACTACGGTCCGTAAAAAAGAGATATGGTCATTAGAAGCCCTCATTTGGATAACTTTTAGAATTTAAGACGAAACAAACTTAAACTTTTAATTATTTTCCATAGGGGGAAAAATGTCAGTTGAAATTACAGAAGCAATGGTGGAGCAATTTAGTGCAAATGTACTTATGCTTTCACAACAAAAAGGTTCACGCCTTAAAATGTGTGTTAGAAACGAAACTCAAAAAGGGAAAGCGGCGTTCTATGATAGAATCGGTGCAGTAGATCCTGTTAAAAAAGTAGGTCGTCACTCGAACACTCCACAAATCGATACTCCACATACTAGACGTATGGTTACATTGGAAGATTATGAGTGGGCAGATCTAATCGATCAACAAGATAAAATCAGAATAATTCAAGAGCCAACTAGTGAATATGTAATGGCAGCAATGTGGGCTATGGGTCGCGCAATGGATGATGAAATCATTCTAGCAGCGGTTGGAGTAGCTCGTGCAGGTGAAAGCGGCCAAACAAGTATTGCTTTCCCAGTAGGTCAAATTTATGCAGCAAATGACGGGACAACTTTTGACAACATGAGTGTAAATACTCTTCGTGGTTTAAAGCAAAAATTTGATGCAGCAGATGTTATGGAAGATGAGCATCGTTATCTTGCGGTTGGTTCAAGCCAAATTTATTCTCTATTAGGGGATACTAGCTTAACAAGTGCAGATTATAACAGTGTTAAAGCATTAGTTGACGGTCAAATCGATACGTTTATGGGCTTTAAATTCATCCGTACTGAGCGTTTACCGACTGTTCTTGCAGCAGAAAGTTATGATGCTGATTTCACAGATGGTTCAGTAGCAGCTGGTACAAGTGATACAACTGGTTTTAGAAAGTGTGTAGCTTGGGCTCAATCAGGTCTTTTACTATCAGTTGGTGAAGACATGAAAGCAAGAATCACTGAGAGAGATGATAAGTCTTACGCGGTTCAGCCTTACGTTTCAATGAGTGTTGGAGCAGTAAGAATGGAAGAGGTTCGTGTAGCAATCGCTCTTTGTTCAGAAGCATAATTAAAGGGGCTCTATAAGGGGCCCTTAATTTTAAACTAATAATTTCTAGGAGAAATAAAAATGACAGATTTATATGGAGTAAATTACACAAAAGCTTATGTAAATAAGCCAAGTGAAAAAGCAGGAAAAGGTGAGTATAATGGCCACGTAAAAATTCTTTTTGATGAGTACGTTGTTCCAACTGCGAATGAGTTAGCTACGGCTGATTTTATTTACCTTGGTAAATTACCAAAAGGTGCTAGAGTAATCGGCGGTAAAGTAAAGTGTGAAGCAGCAGGCGCTACAGGTATTTTTCAGATCGGTTATGAAGCCAATGGTGTTGATACAGTAGATGTTGATGGTTTCGCAGCAGCGGTTGATCCAGGTGCAGCAGCGGTTTTACAAGAGTTAGACGGCGCGGCTATTGGTAAGAAATTTTTAGCTGAGACTACAGTTGTATTAGATGTAACTGAAGTTACGGCTGATGCAGGTGGTGATACATACCAAGTGTGGATTCAATATATAGTTGACTAAGGAGTAGTTCATGGGTGTTTCGTCACTTACAGAGATATATAACTCAGCCCTTCTTAAATGTGGGGCTGAACCTATATTAAGTACAAGTGACGATTCTACTCGCGCTAGACTTATAAACGCATGTGCTACAAGGGTGCGGCAAGATTTAATTCGTGCTCACCCTTGGAATTTTGCCAAGGTAATGATTCAACTAGCACCTACTGTTACAGTACCTCTTTTCGATTGGACATATGAATTTACGCTACCCACAAATTGTTTAAGGGTAATAAAACTTGATACGCCGAATCCGACAGAGCCTTGGGAGAGAATGGGTAATGAGATTTACACTAATTTTACTCCCGTAAATATAAAATATGTTCGAGATGTAACTGACCCAACAATTTTTGATGATAATTTTGTTGAGGTTCTAGCTTGGGCGTATGCAAATGAAATAATATTTTCTTTAACTCAAGTAGCTTCTACTCGTGAGAGTATATTCGCGGGATATCAAAAAGCATTAGCACAAGCTAGGAGTTTTAACGCTCAAGAATCATCCACCCCTAGGGTTATAGCAGATGATTGGCTTAATCGCCGTAGGAGTTAAACAGTGGCTAGAAATAACCATATAAATAACTCTTTCGTCTCAGGTGAAGTGAGTGAGAAATACTTAGGTAGAACGGATACGCAGCAATATAACCAAGGCTGTGAAAAAGTAAGAAATCAAATTATACATCCTCAAGGTGGGGCGTCTAGAAGACCTGGATCAATTCATAAATATGAGGTTTTAGGTAGGACTGTAGCTGCAGGGGTATTAGTAGCAGACTCAACAAAGACTATCGATGGGGCTAGACTGTTTCCGTTTACTACAGCGGCCGGGGAACATTTCCAAATAGTTATTACAACTGATGAGTTTGATGATGGGGATTATTCATGGGCTGCAATTGATGTAGACAGGGCTAATAGTGGACCAGCTACATTTGACGATATATACCCTATAGTAAAAGAAGATATAGTTAACGCATATGACTCTGGTACAGGGTATCTTTTTGATGGTTATTATGTATTTACCCAAGAAGAATTAGACGAGCTTCAGTATGCGCAGTCAGGCGATACGATTTAT